TATAGTTTTGTAATTTTTTTTAATTTTTTTACATAACTTTCTATAGTTTTGTAATTTTTTTTAATTTTTTTACATAACTTTTTATAGATTTACTGATATTTATTGATATTAACGGAAATTTTTCGCTAACAGTATTTGATAGGATTTCCACTCTGAAACGGCATACTCCATAGCATTTTCAGCCTCATAAAGTTTTTTAGGTGAGTTATCATCCAACCATTCCATCAATTCTTTGGTCGCCATTCGTTTTGCCGAATATGCCCTGTTAGCCTGCTTTAAAATTTCTTCACATTTTTCGTCGAATATGCTGTCTCCGGTGGTATTACATTTTATATCTCTCAGTTTAGACCATATATTAATTAAAACATCTTCTGACTTTCGGGCATTCGAATAAGATTCATACCTGTTTGATTGGGCTAAACTTTCGGATAAAGCATTCCAACTTGGTAAATGGTAGTCCTCTAATTTAATTAACTCTTCGTAAATTCTTCTTTTTTCAGAATCCATGTCTGCTTTTGGACTTTCTTCTATCTGTTTTTCTGCTGTGGTAGAGTTACCCGTATTTCCGCTTCCAGCTGAGATTAAAACCGCAATTAAAGTGAGTACGGCAAATAAAGTAACCATTCCGACTGCGTACGGATTAACTTTTGCTTTTTCTATCAGGTCTAACCAAAATTTTTTATCCCAAGCTTTATTTCCTTCATCTTTATTACTCTCCATAAAATCACTCCTTTTATTTATAAATATTTTTTTAACTCATTCAACAGATTTATATCAAATTCAGTCAAATCCTCATCATTTATTTCTTCAGAAAAAATAATTGTCGCATCAAATTCATTTGCTTCTGTTTCCAGCTTATTTACTCCGAAAAGATAATTTTCCTTCATGAAAACGGCCTCTTTAAAAGTCTGCTGTGAATGGCCAAGTTCATGACCGCATACAATTTTTTGTGAGAACTCAGGTATGTTACTGTTAATAAAAATAGTTTTCACCCCGTCAATACACGTATATAAGCCGAGCCATGCTTTAAAATCCAAGTAGATTATCTGAATTCCTTCACGCTCGGCAATTTTAAAAGGGTCAGATGTCCCATGTTCCTCCATAAGCTTTTCTGCAAGTTTCTTAAAACTCCTTTTAGCCATAAATCAACCACCTATTTTTTATTTTCTCTCTTTTTAATTAATAAGTCCACAACCGCCTGTTTAAACAAGGCCATATCATGTTCTTCGTCCACATCATTAAAGAACAGCTGCTTATTTACCCCAGTAACTCTGTTAAACTCTTCAAGTTCTGTTGCAGTCAGCACAGAAGTGTCAACGAAATAAGGGTTGAAAGATTCCTTTTTTTCTTCCCAGCCCATAAGATATTCAGGTGTCGTATTCAGAACTTTTGCAAATTCTTTAACTTTTGAAAGGGGGATATCCGTTTTCTTTTGCTCGATTTTATGTATGGATGTTTTAGATTTATATCCCATCTTTTCTGCCAATTCTTCCTGACTCATCTTTTTAGATTCTCTCAAATGTTTAATTTTGTCATATATATCCATAATCTTTCTCCTACCATTATGATAATAGATTATACCTTATTCGACACTAAAAAGCAACTATTTTTTATTTTTTTTGAAAAAATAGTTGACTTTAAATGAACAATATGATATTATAATTTCAGACACTTAAAGTGAACAGAAATGAGGTGATTAAAAATGGTAGATGAAAAACTATTAAGGAACCTGATAGAAGAAAAAGGACTCAAGTACAAATTTATAGCGCAGAAGTTGGGTATAACTCCACAAGGGCTAGCTTTAAAAATAAGTAATGTAAACGAATTCACTGTTCAGGAGGCTTACAAGTTATCAGATATATTAGGATTAGGATGTAGTAGTTTAAACTCTGAAATTTTTTTACCTAATATAGACACTTAAAGTGAACGAAAAAGAAAATTTAAAAAGGAAGGATAATTATGTCAGATGAAAAAATAAAAGCCATTCTTGAATCAGCAGACGGGTTAACTGCGCAGGAATGGAAAAGTTTAAGACAGTATTTCGATTATAAATTTTCTTTAAACAGGCGGTTTATAAATATTGAACTGGCTTTTAAAACTGTAAAAACTTTTTTTAACCCAGACCAGGAATCCAATATTGATGAAAGTGAGGCGGAATAAAAATATGATTAATGGAAATACCCCCAGACGACTTCCAAAAAATTTTAAACTTCCTGAATACCTGTCTGATGAACAGAAAGAAAAAATCATAAATGCCATAAAAAGGAACATTCCCATAATTATAACAGGAGTGCAAGGAAAAACTGGAAAATCTTATCTAAAAGATTATCTAAATAGTTTTGGTGTCATCGCATATGAATTATGGGAATGTGAAACTGTAGAATTAAATGTTTTTATTTAATTCATTCAAATGGATTAAAAATTTAATACCTTTTTCGGAAATATTAAAGTACCAGTTAGGGCTGGTAGGATGACATAATTCATGTTCATATCCGAGCTTCAGCATTGCTCCTTTAAACATTCCGTTTGTAACATAGAATCCGTTTTTAGATTTTTCAAAAATGTGTTTTAAACCGTATGACGAATGCTTTTTATTAATAGTTGAAATCTTACCTATTAAATCGCACCAGTCTAGCAGAATTTCTTTTTGAGAAGCTGTTAAAGATTCAAAATCGTTAGGATTATTAGCTTTTTCTTCATGAGCTACCATAATGCGGCACCTCCTTTCTGTTATAAGTTGTTTTGGCAAATAAATTATAGCACAAAGAGGAGAATTAAAAAAAAGAAAGTGAGGTGATTAAGGAATGGAAATCAAAGGTCATAAAATCAAGATATTAAAAGACAGTCAAGGAATACCCTTAAAAATATTTCTTGATGACAAGGAAGTCATAGGAGCAGATAAAATAGAGATAAAATACTCCCACGACTGCTGTAACAGAAAAAAGGTTCAAAAAATATCATTAAGATTAATAGATTTTGAATCCTTAGAGGTTATAAGCCAAAATGTTTAGCCGCAAACACCGAAATAAAAATCGAAACGAAAGGATCTTGGAAATATGAAAAACAATACTCTAACCGTAAAAGAATGCTCTGAACGCATTAACAAATCAATACAGCTGGTAAGAATGGGACTGCAGAAGAAAAACTTTAAATTTGGAACAGCAATTCAAACAGTACCACCCAGCCCATCAAGACCAAGGGGCGGATGGGATTACCACATACCCGAGGATGCTGTGGAACATTACATGAAGTATGGCAACTTTCCCGTGATAATAGTCAACGGGGACGACGTGACGAAATTAGTACATTCGCTGGCAAATAACATTGCAGCGGATATGATTAAAAAAGGAGAGACGGAAAATGACAATGAAAACTAAAAAAACATTAGTATGGCACGGCATATTTATAACAGCTCTGATACTTAATCAAACAAAATCATTTGCTGACGATATTATCGTTAAAGTAGTAGTTCACACTTTATGGGTAATATTGGGTGCCGTTACATACATGTACTTTAAAGAAAGCGAGTGGGATTAAATGAAAAAGGCGTTAATAGATAAAATAATAAATGATCAGCAGGAAACAATGTATCAAGTTTATTATATACAGAGTGATGGTTCGCATGACTTCTTGCCTGAAATTAGATTTACAAAAAAGATGGCGAAAAAACATTTTGAAACTTTTAATGATATTGAAGATGCTATTAATATGATATTTAAATATGGATATGTATTAGCTGAATTTAATGACTGTACAGGAGAATGAAAGGAGGTGGGTAAAAATGCCTGAAATTGAAGGAATTTACTACGAAACGGAAGAGGATTACTATATGATTCTCGATGAACTTTATAAAGACGGAAAGGGGGTGATTTAAATGAGTTTCAGAATGAACGCTATTGTACTCAGGGTTGTGGAAAACAGGCTAGGAGTTGGAGAAATCAAGGAAATTGAAGGAGGTGTTGACGGAGAAATCAGGAAAATAAAAGTTACTAAAATTTATGATGTGTGGCTGGCATCTGACGGAACCCTGATTGCCGAAATAGATTTTAAAGATGTAAAAGAAAAAGCCGATACTGGCAATATCGACTGATTATAAAAGTATAACAATAAAAGTATAGCACTAACGAAAGGAAAAATCAATATGAAATTAAAGATAATGAAAAAGGAGCTCCTAGGTGCAGTCGAAATAGCTGAGAATTTCATAAGTACCGAGAGGGCATGCATGGAACATCTTAAGCTTGTCCATATCAGGACAGATGGAAATGACAGAATTGAAATCTCCACTTCTGACTCCGTGACATGTGCCAAAGTCAGAATTAACGGGCATGTGGTGAAAGAAGGACGGGTGGCCATCCCTTGTAAGATGTTCAGGACTGCAATAAAACAGGCTCCCGATACTGAGATATTAATTAAAGCTTATGATTACAAAATAAAAATTACGGCAAAAAATTACACTTCGGAAATCCCTTTACATGAGTACAATCCGAAATTTAAAGAGGATATCGTGGAAGCATTAAAATTCAAAATAAAAAGAATGGAATTTAAAGAAGCTCTGGAAAAAGTGGAGTTCTCGGCATCGGGCGACCCACTGAACCTGGCAGTGAACTGTGTAAAACTGGAAACAGAAGAGAATAAACTGACAGCTGTAGGAACAGACACTTACAGACTGGCCATGTGTGAAACAGAGATAACGGAATCTCAGGGGCCTTTATCTGCCAGTATCCCCCTGAAGGCAGTGAAAGGATTAATCAAAGCCCTGAAGTCAAAAATACAGGGGATTGAAGAAACGGTGTCAGTGATGTCGGATATCAGTGGGAAGATTAATTTCAGACTTGGAAGCGTCAACATACGGACAGAACCGGTTAAGCTTTCGTTCCCCGACTACAAGGCGATAGTAAAAGGATTAAAAAATGATAAGAAGGTGATGCTGAACACGAAAGTGTTTCACGTATCGCTCAGAAAGGGGCTTACAGTTGCGAAATACAACAAGGAGGCGAAAAACGGAGGCATACTTGACTTCTTCCGGGGAGGCAGGCTGACAATAAAGGCAAAGGACGGTTTTGCCGTTGAATACAGAGACACAATTGACACGGTGCAGACAGGGGGAGACTTAAAAATCTCACTAAACTTAAAATTTTTGGTGGACTATTTATGTAAGTCTAAGGACAGCCTGACTGTCATGGAAATGTCAAACGAAAGAAATGCGGTGCTTGTAAGAGGTGAAACCGACAGTAAGTGGGTATTCCTAGTGATGCCACTTGCATTAAGAGAATAAAATTTTAGGAGGACAGATGGATAAACTCAAATTACCGAAGAAATACACGCCCGAGAAAAGCTACTCAACTCCGATAAGAATACGGAAATCTACTCAGAATTTACTGGATACTGTAGCAGAAGAGACGGGCTGGAATAAAATTGATGTAGTGGAAAAAATGATAGAATTTGCATTCGACAACATCGAATGGGTGACATCGGATGAATATAATAAGAATAAAGGAGACGTGGAATAATGGAAGTAAAAATAATTTTTGAAATTGAAGAAGGAAGTAAGCCGATAATTGAAAATCTTTCGAAGGCGTTAATGGTTTTGGGAAACACTGCAGTCATATCAAGTCCCACAGGAAATATAATTGGGAAAATCGAAAAATTTGTACAGACAGAACCTGCAGAAAAAGAATATGCGGAACAGGAAATGAAGAACTGGCAGACGAACGATGTAAAAGTGGAGCCTGAGAAAACAGAAGAAGTACTCAATGTTGAAAAAGAACCGGAAGAACCTAAAAAGAAAAAAGCAAAATCAGAAACTAAGAAAACAGATCCCGTTCCGACTGTAAAAGTCGAATATACGAGGGGGGATTTAGCGAGAGTGGGAAGAGAATTAGCAAATCAGGGGAAAAGGGATGAAGTCCTGAAAGCCTTCACAAAATTTCATGCTGTATCTCTTGCGGATATCCAGCCTGAGGATTTTAACGCCTTGGCACAGATTTATATAGACCTTGGAGGGAAATTTTAATGGAAAAACATGCAGACAGGAATCATGCCCTGCTATCAGCAAGCGGGGCATATAGATGGCTAAAATGCCCAGGTTCGGCAAGACTGGAAGATAAATTCGAGGACGAGCCCAGCGTATATGCGGCAGAAGGCACATTGGCTCATGAAATGGCCGAACTGAAAATCATAAAACATTTTACTACAGATTTAAGACCTAGCGAATTTAAAAAACGGATAAGTGAATTAAAAAAGAATGAACTGTATTGTGCAGAAATGGACAGGTACACAAATGAATACAGGGACTACATAAACGATATTTATCTAAGTTTTGAATCAAAACCGTTTTTTCTGGCCGAACAGAAAGTCGATTTTTCATCCTATGTTCCCGAAGGATTCGGAACTGTAGACTGTACACTGGTCGGAGATAAGGTCATACATATATTTGACCTGAAATATGGAAAAGGGGTTCCGGTTACGGCAGAAAACAATCCGCAGGGAATGTTATATGCCCTGGGGACATATCTGGAACAATCCGCGATAGATGAGATTGAAAAAGTGATAATACATATAGTGCAGCCGAGAATAAAAAATACATCAAGTTTTGAAATATCGTCAGAAGAACTGCTTAAATGGGCTGAATCAATAAAAGATGTAGCCCAGAAAGCATATGAAGGCTCAAATGAATTTCATGTCGGAGAACACTGCGGATTCTGCAAGGCAAATGGCAATTGCAGAAAACAGGCAGAAAAATATATGAATATAGAAGTAATAGACCCTGCACTTCTTACCGATGAGGAAATAGGGGAAGGTCTGGCAAAAGTAAAGGAACTGTCAAAGTGGGCTAAAAAATTTGAGGATTATGCCCTGGTAAGAGCCCAGAACGGGGGAAATGTGAAGGGGTGGAAATTAGTGGCCGGCAGAGGCGGAAACAGGACATTTACCGACAAATCTGTAGCCGCACAGTTGCTGGAAGAAGTAGGACTGGACAGAGAAGAGATATATAAAACTGAACTGATTTCGGTAACTGCGGCAGAAAAACTGCTGGGGGAAGAAACTTTATATAAAATTGCAGGAAATTATATACAGAAACCCGAAGGAAAGCCTACACTTGCAACATTGGACGATAAAAGACCCGCACTGGAATTGAGAACTCCTGCGGACATATTTAAAGATAATATAGAATAAAAAAAAGAGAGGATGATAAATATGGCAACTAATAATGAAAGAATAGAAGTAACTACAAGAAAGGTGAGACTTAATTTCCCACATCTGTTTGAACCTCATTCGTTCGACGATAAACAGGATCCGAAATACAGTGCAGTGATAATGTTACCTAAAACGGACACAGGAACTAAAAAACTAATAGAAGAAGCTATCGAGAAAGCAATTGAAAAAGGTGTACAGGAAAAATGGGGAGGGAAGAGACCTAAGAACATAGATATGGCATTTACAGATTACGATGCCCAAGGACTGGAACCGGATGATGAAGGGTATTATGAACCGTATAAAGGGCATTATATTTTCAACGCTAAGTCCAATGCCCAGTGGCCACCTGTCGTAGTAAGTCTTAACCCGAATATCCCTATAACAGATCAATCTGAAATATATTCGGGGGTATATGCGAGAGTGAACCTGTCATTCTTTCCTTATTCGTACGGTAAGAAAACAGGCGTAGGAATAGCACTCAACATGGTTCAAAAATTAGCTGATGGAGAGCCTTTATCAGGACGAAGAGATGCATCAGATGTGTTCGGCAATGTTGAAATTGACCCTATAACAGGGGAACCTATTCTGGATTAAAAAAAACCAATATAAGGGGGGGGAGTTCTCCCTCCCTGAAGTT